GTTATGCATACGAGCAGAATACCTACTCTGATCTGAAAAGACAGACAAACAAATAAAAGAAAGTTACCCTACTTTCACAAAAAACCGTTCAATTATAGCACGATCCCAAACCTCCTCAATACAGGGATTAAACCTTACAGAGATAGTCTCATGGGGCCTTAAGCTCCAAAGATCCATGAACTGGTCAACTCGTTTTGACCCTCCTAACTGCTTCCAAAAATTATTTACAATTTTAAGCTGGTTAAGAGCCGCACACTTTGTCGCGGAGTCACTTTCAGTTAACAAAGAAGAATTAACTAATTCATCCACTGACAAGTGAGTCATCATTTGAAAACGAAGGAAATTTTTAAATTTCTCATCCGTATCAAAGACTTCTGAATCCGCGTCACAAACGCGAGATTTCTCAATGTTGGTTTTAAACCAATACCTTTTAGCAACACAACTTCGGACAATTTTTGCAAATTTCCATGCGTCCTCTTGCTTTAAGGTAGGGATAGAGACATCAGCCCTCAAACAACCTCTAATCAAACGAGCATCAAACTCTTTGACTTCTATATTAGCGTACTTGGGATTCATACCAAGCCCACCCCACCAATAAGGAACATACCAAGGTATAAAAATACCACAAAAAGGTATGCAACGGCGGAGAGTATGAGTATAAAGCAAGTGAAGGTCCTTACGGACATAACTAGGACTTTGACTCATATTCTTATTATAGACATCGCCAACTTTCTGTACGTACCCAACTCCAAAGAGTTCGGCGTTATCGCTTGAACTGCGACTTACACCAGTAACAAGGCCCATACTAACAAACTTTTCAAGTATGAAAGTATATAACAAATTAATGTTGCCTACACGGGACCGTACACGCGGGAATTTCATAGGACGAAAGGTTCGAGAATTAATCTGGAGAAATTCTCTAGAATAATAATATTTGCCCAGACTAGGTTTCAGACCCAAACGAGGGCCTAACCAAAGCCAGGCAAGACGAACCTTATGATTTGCAAGAAAAATGCAATCGTCACCATTAATAAGAAGTTGAATATCACTATCAATCTTGATAGTTTTATCATTGCCGATCTCCATCGAGAGCCGGCAAAGAGTAGCATTAATAAGGCACAAGACACAAAAACTTGTGACACTGCCCATCAACTGACCATCTTTTTGGTCATAAACAATGCTAAAATGTCTCTCACTCTGTAAAATTCCATCAGCGGGAATATAGCAATTAGAAGGATTCTTCTCCTTCCACCATCCATCATATGGATAATCGCGGTCATCACAACCAGCGAGAAGTTCAATACGACTTATGTCATAATACTTCATGGTGTCAAAAATTGCTTCTTCCCTGCGATTTTCCCAATCCTTATATCGCTCCGAATTCAGACTCAAATTTAAGACTGAATCAGGAATATACCCTTTCAAACAAGCCGACCGAAGACTAAACATATCAGTCTGAAAGGAAAAACCAGTTAAACTACGTAGTAAAAGATCACGAAGATCCTTGACCAATTTATTGTCAAGGTAGTGATCAAAAACTATGAATTTACCAATAGCGATACCGCAACGTTCTGAAAATCTTTTTTTAAGATTATCAGTAGCGGCGGAATAATCTCCGGATAACCAAAAAGCCCCCTTCGGCAGCTCAGGTCTCATACACTCGGAAATTAACTCCACGGAACATTCTTCCCCAGTCAGTCGAAAAATTCTGAATTTCTTCAAGACCTTCGACATCCATTTCTGGATAGGTTTCATAACATACATTAAAAGAGGAGGACATTTTGTAATAATCCTCACTTTTAATGCTTCTTTTAAACCTATGGGGATAACACCATTGACCTCACTATGAGCTTTATTAACGCACCAACGATAAAAATCGAAATAGCGCTTTTCAAGCTGAGTCCAATCGTGAACATATAACCGTGTAGCATCTCGGAACTCTCCACTTACATCAACACATCTCATGTAAGAGTAACCAAGATCAGTTCGGGAAAACTCAAAGGATTTAATTAGAGTTTTACTAAATTCGTGCCAATAGCGATACTTCTCATGAGAAACGCCAAATTCATACTCAGGCAAATTGCCAAGCGTTTCAGAATATTCTGCCATAAAGGCCTTGAGAGATAAGCTAATATCAGTAACGGAACCACCATTACACCTACTATTTACGTAGTTAGCGGAAGTACTAGGAAAGAGGAAACATTTCAATTCCTCACCTCTAAATTCACTTCCCTTGAACACCTCACTTACAGTTCGATCAATCTGCTTCAACAAGTAGTTGTCAGATACGACACGATCACTTAATCTTCGCGAAGTAGCCTTAGTTTTTTGGTCCAAACGGACACCTAAGGGCTTGCTAGAGCGAGATCGCCATACATATCACTACCTATATCTCGGCAAAATTGTCGAAAGGTACGATGATCGGGTTGTTCAGGCTCTGGAGGGGACAAAAATAATTTATCAACCGTCTTCCAGACACTCATTTCTACGCGTTCATCACTTGGTCGAGGAAGGCCACTTTTTAGGCCTATTGACAAACTTGTCATTAAACTCGAGAATTTTCTACTGTCCGAACTTTTAATATTTCGGAGGAATCTTCTCGCACGACCAAAGAACAGAATCCCTCGCATCCCTTCTGACTCTTCCAAACGGAGGTCATCAGGGGGGAATTCTAAATTTAACTGACTAGAAAAGAAACAAGCAATTTTATACTTCAAAATCTCAATCCAAGGATCGGGTTTCTTTACTTTCAAAGTCAGTGAGGACAAATAATTAATAGTGGAATTAAGGTTAAGACGTCTATCATTAAAACCATAGAGCTTCAAGAGCTCGATAGAAGTCTTAACACATAGGGTAACTTTAGCTTTAACATCCCCACTAATCAACCCTGTAAAGGGAGTGGGAACGGGTGTTATGGCTATCACCTTGGGCCATCCGTTTGAATAATTTATTTTATACTTACGGAGAGGTAACCCTTTCACCTCATAACGGGAGGTCTCGACTTTTTTGTCGAGACCTCCCCTAGGAGAGACAACGTCTCCCCTAGTGGTAATATTATTTTGCCAGTCACCGGAGTGAAGGTGCGTTACCATCGCACAACATGTAGAATTATCA